GCAAGTACAGAACTTGCATGTTTATGAAAGGCATTTTCATCTTGTCGAATAAATGGGATATCCGCTATATGGAACTAGCACGTCAGATCTCTACGTGGTCTAAAGATCCTTCTAAAAAGATTGGATCTGTAGTCATTGGAGAAACTGGTCAAGTACTAGCTCAAGGGTACAATGGATTCCCACGTGGTGTAAAAGATACAGAGGAGAGATATAACCATCGAGAAACTAAGTATAACTATATAGTACACGCTGAAATGAATGCCATCTTTAATGCAAGTTGGAATGGTGTTTCACTTAAAGGGTCTACAATATACATTTATGGTTTGCCAGTTTGCCATGAATGTGCAAAGGGGATTATTCAAACTGGCATTAAAAGAGTTGTTATGTGCTACCCTGAAATGGTACCACATTGGGAACACTCTACATCGATCTCCTCATCTATGTTTGATGAGGCTAATGTGAGCTACTCTGACCTCCCAGTCAAATCACTCACACAAATAAACTGATATAACAGGAGAAAGTTATGGAAAAAATTAGAGTCGGTATTATTGGAACTGGAAACTGTGCTAAAGCACTAGTTGAAGGTGTACAATATTATAATGAAAACCCAGAAGATAAAGTGGGTTTGATGTACGAAGATATTGGTGGCTACCAATATGGTGACATGGAGTTTGTAATTGGATTTGATGTTGATAGGCGTAAAGTAAATCGTCCGTTGGCTGAAGCTCTAAGAGCAGATCCTAATTGTGCAATGGATCATGTTGCATCAATTGATGATACTTCAAATGGTTATGGAGCTATTAAACCAGGAGCAATGGTTTATTCAGGACCTGAGTATGATGGTGTTGCACCTCATATGCTAGAGTATCCTGAGCAAGTATCATTTAGAACTGGTGCACAAAGTCATATTTCTTTTGATGACATTGTAGAACTATTAGTTAAAGAACGTGTTGATGTTCTTATTAACTATCTACCAGTTGGATCTGAAAGAGCTTCAGAGTTCTATATGGATGCTGCAATTTCAGCTGGATGTCACTTTGTGAATTGTATTCCAACTCTCATCTCAACAAAAGATACTATGAAGATTGAGCAGAAGTTTATTGATGCAGGTCTTACAATTGTAGGTTCTGATATGAGATCAGCTTGGGGTGCATCTCGTTTGTCTGAAGTACTTCAAGGTGCTATGCTAGACTCAGGTCTTATGGTTACTCAGCATATTCAAACAAATATGGCTGCAGGATCTACTCAAGGCCAAGAGCATATTCGTACCGGTCGTACTGCTAATACAGACTTTTTGAATATGGCTAAGCAAGAACGTTTGCATAATAAACACGTTTCAAAAGAGAATGTGTTGAAAGGTCAAAACCATGTAAGGGATACATCCACTGCTGGTATGACTTTGTTTGCTGGTCCTTCGCTTACTGTACAGCAAAAGCCAGGTAGTGACTACGTAGGTTCTGATCAAAAGATTGCTAACTTTGATATTGTTGCTTATGGCTTTGCCGGAGCTCGTTATACACTTACTGCTCGTATGGAAGTACAGGATTCGCCTAACTCAGGTGGTGTTGTAATTTCAGCTATTCGATTCTGTAAGGTAGCATCTGAAATGGGCATTGTGGGTTACCTTCGTGGTCCTTCTGCTTGGACTCAGAAAACACCTCCACTTCAACTAAAAACTGATGAGTCTAAATATGAATGTGACATGCTAGCTCAAAGAGAAATTACTGAACTAACTGAACCACAGTTGTTCTCTAATAAACCTTCGGCTAAAAAGTTGGCATATACATTCCAAGCTGGTGAAACTGACTATGCGTAATGAGCCTGGCATGGTCAACTCATTTGATATTGATGGTGTGATCTACATGGGGAAGTACGGAGGTGTCTTCCCCGGACCACACGATATCATTATCACTGGTAGATCTAAAGAAGAAGAGCCAGAAACTTCGGCAATGCTTCTTGATAAAGGTATATCTAATAATGTCTATATGAATCCAACACCATTTGACCAGAAGTCAAGAGAAGATTCAGGTAGACATAAAGGCAGAACGCTTTTCTACTTAGAACAAACAGGAATGCGTTTTGGTATACATTATGAAGATGATCCAGTTCAAGCTGAGATTATCAGAAAAATGATGCCACATATTAATGTGGTACTATTACAGCATGAATTAGTTGAAAAGGAGAACGTAAGGCATGAGTGGAATAAGTCTTCAGAAATTGAGACAGACGCGGGATCAGTCCAACTTTCGTTATTTTAACAAGTGGGTACTGGAGTTCTTCCGAAGAGAGGCACTAAGAGAGTCTAATAGACTTGATGAGTATCAGTATTCTGAAGATTTTGGTCCAGCTATGAGACAAGAAGTTTCATACTGGAATCCAAACCGTTCCAAACATGCCGAGGTGTACTGGTTAGAGAACTTTGTCTTTAATCAGGACACTTCAATGAGGAATAAAATCCTCAATGCTATGGCAGTAAAGTTTGTAGGTATGCCAACACTTACGTTAGTAGCCTCAAACTCTACTGACTATAGTAAGATTATTGACTTTGATGAATATAAACTAAAAGGTGATTATTATCATACAATCAATAATAACTTAGACACAAATAAAAACAAAATGAAAGTCTGGGGTGCTACTCAGTTACAGACTAGTTTACAGACGGCAGCTCGTAACTTTTGTAGACAAGAAGATAATGATCCAGATGGTAAGTTTAGATTATCGCATATGATAAGATGGATGGGACACTTGGATGATCTTGGTATGAGTGAAGTAGTACAAAATCAAAATAACAAACTAGGTGATGTATGTGATTGGTTCTCTACTCATCGTGGTATTGGTCCATACTTCTCATATCACCCTCCTTGTAACTTTTCTCGTTGTGATGATCTACCTAATATTGATGAAGATGATGATTATTGCTTAGTTGGTCCAGGTGCTAAACGAGGACTTGAGTATGTATTTCCAGAAGTAAAGTTTAAGAATAATGAAATCATGGAAGCATATATCTTAGGTGTCAGAGATCATCAACATGAGTTTTTTGAAATGACTGATACTGAAGAACAGTTCTATAGAGATAACTTAGAACGTGGTGGGAACCTAACTACCTTTGGTACTGAAATCACGTTTTGTCAGTTTAACTGCTTTCTAGGGATTATGGATAATAGCAAAGCTCAGACAAAGAGGATGTTACCTCTTACGTTTGACTCATTTGTTGATATTGCAGAAGATCTAAAGAAAAGATTAGCTCCATCACCTCTTGAAGCTTTTATGAATTAGTCCTTTACAATTAATTGAAAGTGTGATATAATACTATTATAATGAAAAAAGCTATACTAAATGCCCCGTTTATTCCTGTCGCTACTCGAATGGCATCTCATCGAGGAGCACAAGGTGCTATCTATGCTGATATGATTAAACAAACTGGAGTTGATATTACTATCAATTGGTCTGGTAAAATTGAAGATCATAATCAGTATGACGAAATGTATGTCTATCATGGTAATGACTGGTCTGGCGGGATGAATGTGTTTGGTGGCGTAAAGGGGTTTCCCTACGTAGCTAACACTCGTAACTTCTCTAAGTTCAAAGGTAAGGTTTACTCTTTGGCTATTGACTTTCCTCCATATCATGAGATGATACAAGAGCGTATTGACAAGGCAAAAGAAAAGGGTAATGAAATCCAGCCTGAGTGGCTTGAAGTTGATATTGATAACCTTAAACGAATGTATGAAACTGCTGAAACTATTAAAGTAGTAAACCCAACTAACAAACTTGTAATTGGAGATAGTCATTCTATATGTATGTACCGGCCAGGCTGGACAGTAAATAGTGTTCCATTCAAAACTCTTAATGGTGCTTTAAATGACGGCCTTGGAATGTACTTCAAAGACTTTGATCGTATTAGAGAATTAGAATGCTACTTTGGCAATATTGATATACGTCATCACTTATGTCGTATTGAAGGTGACCGCCTACAAAATACAAGGGACCTAGCAGACAGATATATAACTGCAGTTGAAGCATTACCTATTGAGAATGTTTCAATTTATGAGCTATTACCTATTGAGGATATTTCAAGAAAACTGCCAAAGTCTGGTTACTATAAAGACAAACCATACTGGGGTACTTGGGAAGAACGTAATGAATGTCGTCTTGTTTTTAGAGAGCAATTAGAGAAGAAAGCTACTAGAACAAAAATCATTCGATGGGTAGACCCTCTTATGAATAAGCAGGGTCAACTTGATTTTGATAAAATGGAAAAACCGCAGTCAATTCATTTATCTAGAGCAGCCTATCCTCATTGGACTGGTGAAGAAACGACTGTTAACCTAGAGGAGTTTTTCGGATGAATTACGCAA